AAAGCATTAGTGGTCATACGCACACCTTCAACCAATGGCTGTGCAAAGCCAAGGTTGTTGTAACGCATGAAGTTGATCTGAAGACCTGGTGCAACACCAAGTTCGGTTTTCTTTACAGCAAACTGTTCGAAACGCAAAATTGGCATAGCCTGGAAAAGGATTTCCTTTGACCAAATCTGCTGAATCGCCTGAGTTAGCTGCGAGTTTGTGCCTGAATAGGCAGTTGGGGACGCGGCAAGATTGCCTGTTCCCGTTAAAGCGCTAGCCACTGATGACTCCTAATTTGATAATTAATTGATTAATTGGGTTAATTGAACAGGCCCTTTGAACCACCTTGAGCCCGAGGACTCAAAAGCTGGGATCGATACTTAGCGTAATCATTCAGCGGCATAGCTGCAATTTCTTCAGCCGTAAACTGTCTGTTGCCCGTCTCGATGTCCAAAGGTCCAGCATTCGGAGGAGTTGTGACTCTCGTTCCTGCCATATCCCTTCGTGCAGCTTGCGTAGCTTGCTGCACATTATCTAGGATACGGGAAGAACGTTCTTTAAGTCCTGCGATACTCTGTTCAATTTCTTCTGGTGAGTTACCTGTAATAAGGTCTACAAGTTCAGGAATAATGTTTTCCTGCTCTTCTTGTACACGCTGGTTACGGTAGCTCTGCGTCTCCGCAAATGCCTTCTCACGTTCCAACAAAGCAAAGGCACGTTCACGCTCGTTGCGCTCACGCTCCAACTGCTCCTGCCATTCAGATTCTTTAACCTTTAAAAGGTCTCGAACCTCTAGCTCTTCCTCTTGCTTGCGCTTAGCTTCCTCAGCGTACTGAGTTTCAAGGGCCTCTTTTTCAGCAGCTCTAAGAGCTACTTCTTCGTCGCGATCCTTTTTAATAGCATCAAGTTCTTCTTTGAGGCTGCTAATTTGAGGGTAAAGCTTATCCTTCTCCTGAGAGCGAACTCTAGCCAAGTCTTCCTCGGTGTAGAACTTACTCCCATTAAGAGATGGGGTGATCGAAGTAGTAGTCGGTGCGTCAACGCCCGTCGTTACTACCGCTGGAATAGTTCCTGCTTCCACCGCGAAGGCTTCAGCACTTGCATTTACAGTATCAGACATACTTGTATCCTTAATTTTCTCTGGGTCGTTTTCCGAAGTGTTAGCACATATGACCGAACAAATGTTTCTATATTAATTTTTGTATAAATAAGCAGTCTTGTCATAGTAAAACTCAACTGTTTAGCTATACGTATCTTCTGACGGAACCCTTCGGTTTGGAAGGGTAGTGCCATAAGCTCGTGTAACTAGATCGATACGTAGCTGTTGCTCGGCTTGCTCTGTAGCAAGGAGTGCCTGGTCGATCATTGGAGGAGCGCCCATAGGAGCGCCTTCTTGCCCTGGAGGTGGGCCGCCTGGTTGACCTGGGGCCATAGGTACTGGTTGACCACCAAGGCCACCAGAAAGCATGCCTGTAAGCTGTGCGATAGTGTTTTCAATCTGGGTTTGTACCAGTTTAACTGCGCCATCAGCCTTAGCATCTGTCATCAATTCCATACGGATCTCTTCAAGCTTCTCGTATGGGAACTCTTCACCAAGGGCGCGTAAAGCTCCAGCCTTTGATTCCAAGCCCAAAGAAAGCTTGGTTTGAATCTCATTAAGCACAATCAGCTTATCTAGAGGAAGAGGAGGAAGGAAGTGCACGTAGTTTTGGTAGGTCAAAGGATCATTAGGATCAAGCATTTGAGCCTCACCCTGCTGCAACTGTCCATCAACAGTCGGGTTCCACATAAGAGTATCAGGCTCTTTAAGTGTTAGGTTAAGTAAGATTAGCTCATTGATGCGTTGAATACCGCGGCCATACTGAGTAGTTTTCTGGTTCCACTTGTTCATCAATGGCTGGAACTGGATAGAAAGTGCAACACCTGAAGTGTTAGAGATAGGCTGCGACATACCCAGCGCGGTCTCAGGAACACCAGTCATCTCGTGCATGGTCTTCTTGAGCATTGCTAAGAAGTCCATAGCGCCTTTTAGGCCCTGTGCGCCACCCTCAAGGTTAGTTACGCGGGCGTCCTTAGGAAGACCACCCCAGACTTTGTTAGCGCCTTTTTCTAATTGACTAGCTTTAGCGCCAGTAATAACAGTTACTGGAGCGGCATGGTAATTAACAATATCAGCGACGTCAGTAGAAACTTCGTTATAAATACGGTTAATTGGAATAATATCGTAACAATCAGACAAGCCCCAAGGACTACCAGAAATACGGACGTTAGGAATGTGGATAACTGGAATAGTGCCAAGCGGGTTAGGGCGCGAATCAATAAGTTCATCGTTGATATATTCTTCGATAATGTCATCAGTCAAGATCTCCGTGTAGGTAAAGACCTGACGAGTGCCTTCTAATGATGTGCCCCAAAAGCGGTATTTCAGCTTAAAACGAATAAGACGCTCACGGTCGTGCGGATGGAACTCAGGAAAACAGAAAGATGCGTTAAGTGGTAGGATTCTAACCTTACCTGGGTGGAAACGACCCACGGAGTCTGTGTACGCTTCTTCGTAAGCTACCTTTACAAAACAATCTCCAGAAACGCCGCCCTGTTGACCCATTTCCCAAAGTACGGTGCCTTTGTCGTTGTCTACTTCCCAGACTCTCTCTAGTAGGTCTGGTACGATGCCCTCAGTCTGTTTAGGACTTCTAAAATGTACGCCGCGGCTAAAAGAGAAGTTAATAATATAATCCGTGATAGCACGGTAGTAGTTCATAACTACAGAAGGTTCACCAGCCTGACGGCGGTAAGAAGTATGGTGACCTAGATACATAGCCCAGTTAAGCGAGTAACGGTTTAGACGAGGACCGTGAACCTCAAACTCTTCATCTGCAAGTTCTACAAGACCCAGAGGGGAAATTGAGATAGTTAAGTCGGAAGAAGCCGCCCTATAACTGGGCGGTGAGAAATCAATACTCACTTAGCTTCCTCTCTGGTAAACATATTAATGATACCATAAAAATAATACTATCCACGAAAACGTTCGCCACGGATACCGCCACGACCAACTGGCTTGGTTACCTTTTCTTTTTGAGCGGCAATACGTTTATCAATTGACTCTTGCACGTAATCGCGGAAACGTGGGTCAACATCTTTTTCGTGATCAACAAAACTTCCACCAGATTGAGAATAGTGACTGTGTACCCAGTGAGCCGCGGCTGGAGAAGGGTAAACACGAAAGCGTGATTTAGCTTGTGCTACGTACATGTTCCAAAGTTTAGGATTAGCAGGGTACTGCTTTGGTCCTTCTTGGACCGCTTTACCTTGAATAAGAGCCATATTAAATCCTTAAGCCCCTCCGCTTTAAAGGCGGAGGGGACTTTTAGGTAGCGAGTCTAGTCTTGAACGACGGCTGGGTTCAAACGGTATTGATGACCGCCGTCACGGAATACTTCTTCAAAGTGGTTATCGCCATGATCAGCAAATGCTTCAGAAGCAAAGTCAACAAGTACTGTTGGCGCTTCTACCCAAGCCGCAGAGCCGACGTGTGCGCGTTCACGCATGGTCTCCTCTGGGAACTTTTCGAATACGTTTGCGTTATGGTTAACACGGCCTGGTGCTGGCATGTAGCCCTGCATAGCGCCCTTGGTAAATTCCATAGGGACATCCGTGTCGGTGGCGATACCTTCTTCAAAACGAAGTGGTCCACGCTGTCCTGGCAATGCAGGACTGAAGGTGCGGTCGTAAATAGTACCTGTCTTCTCAGGGAACTGAGGGGCAGGTGCAATGATCTCTGACATATGGAGATACTCCTTAATTAAGGGTTGAGGTTCCTCATTTAAATTGTGCCCTGTATTGGGGCAAATGTCAGACTAAACTCAAACTACCTTGAGTAAAATGGATTACTAGATACCTCGGCTTCAACCATGGTCATATCCAATGTAAGTACACAAGCAATAGCTAAAGAGTCGGCGTAGTCGTCATGTGCGTGAGCCTCATCGGGAGCTGCAGCCATGAAATTAGGGCCTTTAAACTTAGTCTCTAGGTCTGTCATTTGCTGGTAAAAACGCTTCCACGTACGCAGACGACGGGTCTTGGCATGGTTAGGAAACCCAATCATACGGCGGTCAATAAGAGCCTTAAGGTGCTTCCAGCGTTTTGACTGCTCTGTTGGGCTACTGGTTAGGGAAATAACTTCTGCTCTAGGTAATAGCAGTTTAAGGCGTTGGGCTACTGCGTCACCGACACCATTAGCGTCAATACCTACCATGAAAACGTTGTAATTGGCTAAGAAGTTAACAATCTGGAAGTACTGGTCTTCCCAGTCATCTCCTTGGATCTCCATCCAATTAAGCACACGGTGGTCGTAAAAACCAAATTCATCTGGTCTATCCCAGTCTACCCAGACCACAGTAACAACTGTAGAGTCCATCTTACGAGCGGGGTCAATCCCTACAACTACAGGGCTACGGTGGTAAGACCTAACAATTTCCATACTGGTATCGCCAAGTTCTTCCATAACTGTAGATGTAATGAACATACCCTTTTCAAGCATCCACTTACAGTTGTAAGACATCTGGAACTCGTCGGAATCTTCACCAATACGAAGCTTTTCTTTTTCAATAAACTTAGCGTATTTAGAGTTAACTTTAGATACGTCTCTCCAGTCCCACTGGAAATGGTTCTGTCTCTTACCTCGGGATGTCTGGGTACGTTTATTTAATTGAATAGACTTGTAGAAGTTATTTTTGGTATTAGACGGGGTACCTGTTTTAACCATAGTTCCCGCGTAGTACGCAAGCATAGGGGAAATTGATTTGTCAACCATGTGGTCGTCTGCCCCCTGACACTCGTCAATAACGATAAGGTGGAAGGACTTAGATTCAATTTTAGCGCGAGGGTTCGCGGTCATCATCATCATGGTAGAGCCCGAATTCTTTAGGCGGATCTGTCTTGTAACACCAGGGACTCTACCCAAAGTATCATCAATCTCTGGATCTCCAAGGATGTCTAAAGCTCTCTCAGAGCTAAGCCGATCCACCGTTCTACCAAATAGAGTTTCTACCTGACCTTCAACAGGAGCAAACAGTCCAATCCAAATACCGTCTTTAAACTGACCTAGTAGGTCTGGGTACATCTTTGCAAGTCGTGGTAACAAGACCATTAGGGTTGCCACGGTGTTGGCAATAGTCTCTGATTTTCCAGACTGGCGGGCGGCTAGGGCCGTTACTTCCGCGCTATCATTGATAATTACAGATTCCATGATACGCCTAGCTAAAGGAACCTGGTATGGGTGAAGCTCATACCCTACAAGCGCATTCATGAATTGCATCATCTTATCGATGAGCTTGTTAACGAACTCTTTAGATAGTTCGTCTGCCTCTTCTGTATCAATATCCTCTTGCTCAACGGTTTCGTAAAGACCGTCTTCTCCAGAGTCTATGTAAAACTGGTGTTCACTCATGTGTTGTCCAAACTGGTAAATCGGTTACTTATAGTTTACAGTAATAAAAAAGAGGCCCTAGTGCGAAAGGAGGGAAATTCACTAGGGCCTCTTTGCCACCATAGGAGAGGGAAGAGGTAAGGCACTTACTACTATACCATAAATCTGGCGTGTAATTCCGAAACCAAAGCGTTCACGGCTTCTGCTCCGATAAGTGCTTCGTCTAAATGTAACTTATCGCCAGAACTAGCATAACTACTCATACTGCGACTAGTCTCAGATAATGCCTGATCGATCCAAGAACTCAGGTCTGGAGTTGCAATCTTTGATACCCTATTAGCCAGCTTTTCAGGAAAAGGTTTTGTTAGAGGGTCTGGCTTACGCCAAAATGCTAATCCCATTCCAGCAGTTCCTCTACAGAAACATCCAATTTACGCCCCCAGATTGCAGCGGTTAAAGCGTCGTCTTCATCTTGACTATGCTTCCACCACCCAATAACAAGAGCTGGTTTGGTAAACGGTAGACGGAATACTAAACAACTGCCATTACGAAATGGCTCTTCAATTTCATTTGTCCAGCCAATTTCTACAACAGGTAGTGGTTTACGGTGCGGGTATTTTAACCCTGTTACGTATATTGGTCCAATGTTTAGCATTAAGCAATATCTCCATGGGGTGACGGACTTCTCGATATAGTAGGTAAGTTTAGCTCATTCAGAGGCACATTTTGGACGCCGCGTGTTTCGCCCTTACGTTGGGTGCCTCTAGTTAGTTGCTGCATACGAGCAGCATCTCTGGCAACAGTGTTCAAAGTAGCCCTTTGACGAGACGACATTTGACCCATATCCACAGGGCCCATATCGTAAACTCCAGAGTCAAACCCGTTAGATTTTAAGAATCTACCTTTAGAGAATGCGGACTTAAAGTCTAACCATACATCCTCTGGAACATCGTAGTAGTTCCACCATACGTTCTTAGGGAACACCACAGTCATTGTTTTAGTGTTTCTATCGTACCCCGCCGCTACAGTTCTTGGGTTTTGTGGGTTAATAGTAGATGTGCCCTTTAGTTCCAACTTAGCGAATTGAGTAGCATCGTGGGTATCAAAATCCCCGTCATCTTCTAGCATAGACAGCTCGTCTGGGTTAACAGCCACTATTTCTCCATGCTTGATAGTACTTGACGTTGTTTGTAACCGCCTGTGGAACGCCACATCTTGTGCCAGTTCTTTTTAAACTTAGCAGCGTGTTTTTCTGGTATTGGTTCCCAATTAGTCCAGGCGTCTGTATTATGTGGAGTTACTAAAGACACGGTTCCAGGCTTTGCTCCGCCTTCTACAGCTCCTTTTGGAGTTACGGCAAATCTAAACGCTTTACCGTAATGAGTATCCCAGTCAGGAGCATCAGCGCCAGTATCTGCCATTGTTTCAGGAGATGCTGTCATAGATGGATCTAAAGAGAATTGGGGTCCTTTATCCATTACTCCTCGCACTCATGTAGTTCGGTCTCATCCTCGCGGACTCGTGCGTGACAGTCGTAGCAACGAAGCCACATAGGAGGCTCAAAGTTATTTTGGGCAGTAGCACCTAACCTAAAATCAGAACCATCTTCAGGCATTGCCTGCTCATATTCATAGTTAACAGGTTCTTGCCTAAACAACTCAGCAGGAAATGGGCCTTGTGGGCGGGTTACTCTGGAGGGCACAGGATGGCCCTGGAAGGTCTCTACAGTACGTATGACGTGCATGATACAAGAATAGCAAAAGGGAGGGCTCTACGCCCTCCCTAAAGCAATTTAAAGCTACTTAGCGGACTTCTTAGGCGCCCTAGCTGCCTCAGCAACTACTTCAGATACAACTGAAGCTACCTGTGGAGGAAGGTACCCAATTCCAAACTTAACTTCTTTAGGATTAAGCGCAGCAAGTACTGGCCCAAATACGCCAGCAAGAGCAGCAATTACTAGATCTTTTGGCGTAGTAGTTCCTGCAATAATAGCAGCACCTACTGCGGCTACAGCGGCGTAGACGTAATGCTGAGCAATAGCTAACACTTGATTCTTAGTGAGTTTCATAGTTCTCCTGTTTATTTATTATTATTATCGATGTGATGTTCCAACCGCTCCTGTAGGTTGTCTACTTGCTTCTCAATACGGTTAACCGCATCGCGCATACTAGAGCCCCCATTAGGAACGTACTGCGACTCCACTTTTTTAATTCTATCATCAATTTCATCGAGTTTATCCAATTTACGGACAACTTTATTTAAAAACTTAATTCCTGCCCATACAATGGCTAGGATTTCAATGGCTGAGGTAACTACTTGACCCCAGGTACTCACGTCGTTTAACATACTAAATGCCTTCAGTTTTGGGTTCTACAAAATGCATGGTACGGTGTTTTCCGAAGTAATTGCCACTTAATAATTAAACAGGAAATATGAGTAAAAATCTCGCCCAACTTGCATTATGTCAGTGGTTGTGTGTAGAGTACTACTAATCAATAGTTAAGGAGAAAAAAATGATTGAGGCGCCAAGCTTTGACGGAACGCAAGAGTGTATAAACGTCGACCCTGAGATGTTCTTTCCAGACATGCCAGAAAAAATTACGTTACCTGAAACTGCTTCTCTTGCGGAGCGTAAAGAGCAGAAAGACAACTATGAGAATGCGATGGAGGACTACCGTGAAAAGGTAGAACAAGCAAAAGCTATTTGCTCTGAGTGTCCATTTGTAGAACCTTGCTTTGTCTATGCCATGCAAAACGATGTGTATGGTATATGGGGTAACACCACAGAAAACGAACGACGTAACTTCCGCCGTCGTAATCGCATACCCGCACCAAAATCTATGATTGCTAATATTGATTTTTGGGTAAAAGAAAAGGGCGCCTTTTAAAGGCGCCCTTAACTTTAGTCGGCTTAAAGACCAGTGTTACGAGTTAAAGTAACAAGCTTTGAGTCAGTGCCTTCGGTTAGTACTGTAGCGGCAGATGGGTTCTGTACGGTTACTACAGAGTTTAATGGAACTACAACGCCACCTGTAGGGTTAGCTCCTGTTACACCAGCTACGTTAACCGTGATCTTGCTGTTTGCCGTATCAATTGAAGAAATAGCAACTTGGTTACGGTTGTACTGAGTATTAGGAAGGAAACCAGTGTTTGTATCATCTTTTACGTACAGGATGTTTACGTAGTCACCCACGGAAAGGCTAGCTACTGAACTTACTGTGTAAGTAACGGTACTTGTGGTAGTTGCAAAAGCACTAATTGTAAGAGTATTTGGAGCAACTCCAAATGATAGTGCAGTAGCCGAGTTAGTCGAAGTAGCTGAAGTAGATAACGTAATGTGCGTCGAATCAGGAATTGCCGCAACGGTTGTTCCGCTCGCAATACCTAGACCAGATACAGGCATACCAATCTTTACGTTAGTCGTAGCACTAACAGTAACTGCTGTTGTAGCTGCCGCAGTTGTTCCTGTGATACCAGTTGGTGTGGTCTGATTGATCACGGTACCATCCAAGCCAGCAGCCTTTAGAGCCTGAATAGCATTGGTGTAGGTCTTGCCGACAACGTTAGGGACAACGTACTTCGGGAAGTAATCTGGGTAACCTAGACGTGGAGTCGTTACAATTTCAGCGTTATCTGTTACTGAGTTCAAGGTGATTGAAGGGACGGTGTATGATGAGCCCCATGAACCGTCTGTTCCACCAACATATGCTGGAGATACAAACGTTCCGCCCTTCTTGACCAAGTAGCCAAACTTGCTTGAATCAGCAGACGTGGTACTAGATGCAACTGGTAGAGCAAGGGTAGAAACCGTAATAGGAGCCGCTGAAGTAGAGACTGCAGGGGTTCCAGATGCCACAAAGGTTGATGGGTAAGTGATTGTTACGGCGCTTGGGCTTGCAGTAGCTACAGTACCAGAGGCATCATAGTTAGTTCCAGTACCTGCTACCGTTACAGGCTGACCAACAACAAAGTTGTTTGGAAGTGTAAGGGTGATTGAGTTCGCGGTAGTGGCAATAGATGAATCAGTTACACCTGAGACTGGAGTTGCAGCTGTAGTTGCAGATACCGTCAAGGTTGCAGAGGCTACGCTGATGGAAGCAGTTGATACGGCAGTAGGCATAGCCGCAACCAAAGCTCCAGCAGTAGCGCTAACTACAACAAAGTTAGTGTTGAATGCTGCAGTGTTTGCAACGCCAGACACACCTGCAATGGTAACTAGCTGACCAGCCTTAATTGAGCCAAACGAAGACGCTTTTGTAATGGTTAGCAGGTTGCTAGCAACAGCTACAGTTGCGCTAGACAGCGCCACCTGTGCTGGGGTGTTAATCGTAATACTGTTTGCAGTTGTAGCAGAAACTGCTACGTCACCACGAGTGTTAAGGTTAGCACCACCAATAAAGCCGTAAACGCTTACTGAATCGCTTGTTGTAGCGTTGTGTCCTGAAGCTAAAGTAAAGGTTACCGCAGTTCCAGAAACCGTTACAGGAGTAGTAGACGCTGGGTTTACTGGGAACTTGGCAGCGTTTACACTAGCGATTTTAGTTGATGCTGTAGCAACAACAAGACCAGATACGTTGTACTCAGCAAGAGAAGCGCCAGTTACAGACACATTCTGACCTGTTGTTAAGCCGTGAGCCTGCTGAGTAGTGTAAGAGTTGCTCTGTACAGATGCCCAACCGCTCTTTGTAGATGTTCCAGGGTTCGCAGCACTTGTGATCGTAAAGTTTGTATTATCAACTTTTGTGATAGCGCCTGATACGTTAAGCCCTGTTGGAACCATACCCGAAATTGTTACATACTGACCAGTAATCAAACCGTGGTTTGCACCAGATGTGTAGTAAAGAAGGGTTGAGCTTGAAGTAGCAGATACGTTTGGTACCTGAATTGGGCCAACAGCCGAAGTAGCCACTGCCTGAGCAGACCCTCCAGCAGTGTTAATTGCGGCAATTTGACCAAATGAATTAACTGAATCGTAAGTTCCTGTGGAGGTGCTTAGTACAGTAATTTGGGTTGATGTTACAGAAGCAACCGAAACTTGGTTAAAGTTAAATTGTGAAGGAACAACGCCGTCAATAGTGATTAACGATCCAGCGCTGATAAGTGTAGTTGGGTCAGATGCTACTGTGTACACAATAGTTGAGCCGTTTGCAGTAACGCCTGAGATAGATGCTGTAGTTGCGGTTGTAGCACCAATTGAGTTCGTACGGCCAGTGTTTGGCTGGATTGGTAAAGAGTCGCCCCACTCAAGGCCAACAGCCTGATTAGTAACAGAAGTTGGGGTTAACCAAAAATCTCCACCACTAAGAGGTCCTGCCGTAACAAGGGTGTCATTCTGAACATACCCAGCAATAGCTGAAGCAGTTGTAGAAAACGACCCGTTTACGGTGAAGCCCGTTGAAGAAGTTACAGATGCAACAATAGCAGGTTTACCTGCACCAAGTGCGGTAGATACGTTATTAATTGTTGAGTTTGGAGCGTAGTTTAGCCATGCACTTGAAAATCCGTATAGGATAACAGGCTGACCAACAACAAGGTTGTGAGCGGTGCTTCCTGTGCTAACACTGATTACAGTGGATGTATTAGTAGCAGTAGCCGCGAGTTGAAGCGACGGGTTCTGGTACTGAGTTGGAAGGGTACTGGGGGTCCATGTACCTGAGTCTGTTGCCATAAGAGTTTAATCCTTCCTTAGGCGTTGAATAACTAGTTATTTCGCTGTTAGTGAAGAAATCGATGCCTCGAGTAACTTCCAGCTTTATCAGTTTATCTAATTCTGAGGTAGGCAACTGCCTAAACTATTTTTTGTTTTCGTTCTTGCAGTGCCAGCAGTGCTCTCGGTCAAGCATGTTATCAACACTAGCTTTTTCTCCATGGCTGCCTTCTTTATGCATACTGGCTAAAAAGTCGCACTCGTCACAATCGTCTAACGGGCTAGGGGCATTGACATGACCCTCTGTCTGGTGGATCAGCTGTTGCATATCATCTGCACCAGATTCATAGTCAATAAGCTCATCCATATTTGTAGACCCAGTTTCAGCCATTCTTTCTTCTAGAAAGTTAGGGTTAGAGCCAGGGTCTGGGTTAGGCCTATGTTTTTTAAAAGTATTGAAAAAATGACCAAAACGAGACATAGGATCTTTAGGATCTTCGCCCTTAGGAGTATGGTTAGGGTGGAACATTAGACTTGGTGTTCTCCGTCCTGCCCTTTACCTGGGCTACCGTATGTAAAGATCGAGGGTAATTCGTTATCGTTCATAAACCTTTTACGCAGGCCAAATCTACTGTCTTTAACAGTGATTGGCCTAGCTACTGCTTTAATAAAATTTTTTGTACGGCTCATGGTGACCATCTACCCCATTGAGTGGTATTAGTAGGGACACCGCGAATACCGCCCGTAACTTTTGTTAGAGCGTCTCTAAATGCCCGTGTGTTAGTTCCATAAGCCATAGCATTCTCATTATATTTGGCTACTGCCTGAGACTGTAGGTCTGACTGAGGTTTTAACGGCGGTCTTTTGTTAGCCATACTAAACCTTAAGCAGATGGAGTAGTAGGTTTAGTTGGCTTAGCAGGTTTAGCGGTCTGTGTTGAGGTATCAGCAGGAGCGGCTGGAGCTGCTTTACTAGCGTCCGTACCAGGGGACACTTTTGCTTTAACCTTGTTCTTTACGTCTCTAAGTTTTTTAACTCCTGCAGCCGCAACTTCGGCCGCTACTGGACCAGCCCCAGGGAATAGAACGTTACCGCCAATGTTAGCTAGTCCCTTAATTCCCGCGTCAATAAGTGGATGAGGAGATTCTCCTGATGCAGGTGCTGTAGGTACTGCTGCTGGACCCATGCCAGCAACGCCTCCGCCTTGCTGAGGAGTTCCTCCAGCAGCAGGCGTTCCACCACCAGCAATTGGTAAACCAGAAAGAGTGGGGTTAGGCTGGTCAAAGCCTGGCTCTCCCGCTTTACGGCGTTTATCGTACTCTTGACTCATTGTAGTTGGAGCTATAAGTGGCCTTGGAGGATTATTAAGGAACTCATCTTGAGCTTCCTGAGGCATCTCAACGCCTGTCCGCTTCAAGTGATGTTCTTTAATTTGGTCTAGTTCCGCTTGACGCCTTGCTTTAGCGCTTTCAGCAGTTCTAGCGTCTTGCGCTTTAAGCTGCTGTCTTTCTGGAATTGCTTGAAGTTTACCTGTTACAGGATCTTTTTGGACAGATGGTCCACGGAAATCGTGTAGTAAAGGAATAAACGTGCTAGTTCCCCCACCTTGAGGCTGATCCGTTTCTTGAGGTACTTCAGGCTCTTGTGGGCCTTGAGGCTCTTGTGGTCCTTGAGGACCTTGCGGAGCCAACGCAGGGATATCAAACTGAGAGCTAATTGGGCCACTTCCACCCCACTTAAGGTTTTTATACTGCCCAGACATAACTTGAGTAGCGGCGCGTCTAACAGCTTGTGGAGTACCAGGTTGAGCATCAGTTGCTGGAGCACCTTCTCCACCTGCTTGAGCGCCAGCTCCTTGGCCATTTCCTGCCCCCCACGGACTTCCTCCAGTAGTACTGTCTTTACCAACAAAGGTACCTACCTGGTCTCCGTTCTCATCGTACTCGGCGCCTACTGTTGAGTGACGTATAGCTTGTTGTAGAAAGCCTTCGTCTCCGAGTGCTTCAGTCATTTGTCCATGCTCGATGTTAGCTCCATGAGCTGCTTCTTCTCGGCGTAGTTGGGATTCGTATTGCATTAGTTTTGCCTGTTGCTTTAGGCTTCCCTTACCCCCTCCGCGCAAACCTCTAAAAGGATCATTCAGCACATTATTAAGCATGCCAAGCCCACGATGCCCACCCACCATTTGGTCTGAGCTTGAAGCACCAACAATATTTTCCATAGGAACGGTCATTTCTCGTTCTCCTTCTTGCCTGCACGGCGCTTGTTTTCTTTAGCAACATTCTTGCTCTTGCTTAATGGGCGTAAGTTACTATCTCGGTCATCACTGTGGTTGTTATTCTTATGGTCCACGTCTTTATCTTTAGATAGCTTTCCGTGCTTACTCTCATAGTCAGCGCGAGCTTTATTCTTAGACGTAGTGTGCCATTTACCATCTGCGCCTTTTTTCTTATAGACGTAGATGGGACGACCACCGTTTTCTTTAGAACCTTTGTAAGGCCCAAACTTTTTAACTTCTGACATATTTAGCTCCCAACTGGTTTAACGGTTACGTCTGAGTTTGGCTCATCAATAGACGAGGTAGTGTCTGCGCTACTGCCTGAAGACGTGCTTTCGTTAGTAGCTGACGGAGTAAGGCCATCAAACTGAGTTGACATTCCTGGGTTCATAGCTGACAAAGCTGAAGAAGCTCCTTGGGCCACTGCCCTATTTGGTTGGCTAACCCCACCAAAAATAGAGCTAAAAAATGATCCAAAAGGCATGCTACTGCCTGAGCTACTGCTTTGGCTACTGCTCGAAGTATTGGGTTTTGCAGGTTGCTGATCAATTACAGTAGGAGGTGTAGGAGCAATAGGTTTTTTAGGCTCCGCCGCAGCGCCCCCAGTCCCAGTGTCTGTAGGTTTGTAAGCTTTTCCAATAGTTGAAACATCATATTTAATGTACTCAGGGTCCCCTCCTGCTTTACCTTGCACAATGTCTGACCAACCAGCAGGTCCGCCATACAAATCACTGGCTTTTACTTTCGTAATTGGAGCTCCGTTTTCTCCAGTAGTCCATACATACCCATTACCAGCAGATATGGTTACATGCCTATTTGGGTTTTTTGTATCATAAAACACAGGGACCCCTGCTGGGGCGTCTCCTGTAAAGAAATGCTTTTGATCTTGGGAGTATTTTTCCCAGTCTATGGCCCCTCCGTAAACCCCTCCATGCCCTAAGACCGAGTACTCGCCGTATCTTTGACAGTGACCAGAATAATTTGGCTCCGTGTTGTTGGTGTCGTGTACTTTAAAGTTTTTACCAGTAGGATCAGCATTAGCTACAACCTGTGTCCAAGGAATACCACCAGGATTGACTATAGTAGTTGGGCCAATAAATCCTGGGTCTCCAGGTTTAACTGTAACTGGGGTCGATGAGTTAGTCGGCGTAGGTGTAGGGGTAGGTGTAACGGGGTTTAGAGGCTTAAGCCTAGGAGTAGTTTTTATTCCCATAACTAGTAAGCCCTAGTAAAGGTTTCTTGTTGGCCTGGCCCTATTTGCGGAGCTCCAAAACTTGGAAGAGTAATTCCTGCAATTTCGTGAGCTGCATGAGCTACTTTCTCAGCTTTTCTAGCCTTACCTGCGTTAGAGCCTTCTTCCGCGGCAGTTTTAGCTTCAGTCTCAACGACGTCTTTAGCTCCAGTCTCAGCGACGTCTTTGGCTACTGTCTCACCTGCAAGACGGGCACCTTGTGCAGCAAGTTCAGCACCTTTAATAGCTTCTCCAGCGCCTGGTATAAGAAGTGATGCGGTTGCCCCAACCGATGCGGCTCCCCAAGCTGCTGACTTAAGTGCGTCACCCCAATGTCCTTGAGATGCAGCTCTCCATGCATCTCCCCAATCTTTTGCCCCAAAAGCAGCATTAGCAGCTGCGCTGACTAAATCGTGACCAAGATGCAGAGCGGTTCCAGCAGCACCGCCATGGTTGTGTACGTACCCACCCGCGGCGTGAGCGATGGTATTACCCCATCCACCTTGTCCTTGAGCATAGTGGTTAGCGGCGTTCCAAGCTGTACCTGCAATATCACCGAACTGACTTGCGGCACCAGCCATGGTTCCTACGATACCGTCAGCATTAGCGTGCCCGAGAAATACGTCCCCCACAGTTGGTGCAGGTTGATCCTGTGCATCAGTTGTTACGGCATCTGGTAACCCATCATCTGTGTAGTCTGACATTAAGCACCAGTCCTTCTAAGAGCGTCCATTGAGTTGGGGCCTATGCTATAAGACCCATATGAAGGTCGGGGTCCAGAAAACATGCCAACATTCACGCTTCTCCATTGTACATTGGATAAACGCGGCAAAACTGTTGAACTAGGGCTCATTTAATCGCCTTTAATAGCGTGTGAAACCCAAAGTAAAGTTAAAAATAGTGCTATAAACAAGTTCACTTTTTCTTTTTTACCTTTTCTGGTAGTTTTTTACCCTCAGGGGTGTGCTCAGCCCATTGTTTAGCCATTTGAGGCTCATTTGCGAACATCCACTTACGTTGCGATTTAGATTTAAACGGCATTATGCATCCTCAAGCTCTCTTTGACGCTCTCTACGAGGTCTAGAATGGCGAATCCAAGGACTTTCTTCTTCTTCGTACTCTTCTTCTTCCATTAATACTCAATTTTACCCTTCTCGGACACCGATTTATCGCTATCTGTAGTTCCAAGAGCGCGAGCAGCGCGATCATCACTAATAGATGCCTGGGCATTAGCTACCCCAAAGGCTCCTACTAACTTATTTAGATGAAGCTGTTGCAACTCATTAACGTTCATTAACCGCGCCCTCGGGCTCGCTGCTGCTTTAATTTACGACGACTCTTAGGTACTGACGGCAAGTTAAGAGCTTCCGCAGCTTTACGTCGTCCAGCTACTGTGTCAACTCTAGTTGCTGCAACTTCACCTAAATTAGTATCCGAATTTAAACTGCCTGTTAAAGAACCATCGATCACTGTTGGCGGATCCACAACTGCTGGAGGGTTTATAACGGCAGTGCTTTCCCAATTATGGATACCTTTTGCGGCAGCTTTAGCAATACCTTTTGCAGCCTCTCTAGCGTCATAAAAAGCCGCTAGCCTACTAATACTTGTAACTTTTGGGTCATATCCTGAAGTTGATTGGCCTAAACCAATAGTTACTTCATCGTTAGGGTTGATGTCATACCTAACGTCTCTGCGTCGTCTGCTTCTTCTATCTGCGTTAGAGCCCATTATCTACCTTTCATTACAAGATTAGGGTCAGCAACCTTAGGGTACCAACCATGCGCGTTAGGTTGAAGCGAAGGGATTTTACCTACTCGATGCCCACGGCTACTGCCGTACTCAGTTACTTGGGCTACTGTTGGGAGCAAAATGCCTCCAGCACTTTTTGCAGCTTCTACTCGGTGGTGGCCTTCATCAATATAAGTAGTTCCAGATCGTAAACTATGTTCTAAAACAATAGGATTACGAAGACCTGAGCCGTTTCGCAGTTGATCGGCAATATCATCAATAGTTGCTCTAGAATCTCCTCGATCGTCTTGCCCAGGCCTATCTTGAACTCGGTAAGGGTCAAAATCTTGTGCACCGACTAGAGCGACAGGATAAGCACCGCGCCAAAGACCGTTGTCGTCTACCGACTGAGCAAAGTCAGGATGGAGTCTATGTAACAGTTCTAGTTGCTGCGGGGTCATTGTGAGCCGTCCTCAGGAAATAAAGTCTCCGAAAGGCGCTCGTTATGTTCAATAATGTGTTTAGGAGGTTGAAACCTCTTACAAGAACGGCACGTCATTCGGTGATGTGGTTCTTCAATCATACCAGAATCTTCTAGGGCGTTTTCATGGTTTACTACGTCAATTGGAAACCTAAAGTGTCTAACTCCATAGGTTAAAGCAGCTTGGGCTACTTCCTTAATATTAGTTCTACTGTTAAAAAATCTAGTATCTTTTTTAGCCATTATCTACCTCTTACGTTTACGGGATCACCAAACAAGTCTAAATCACCAGAAGTTGTTGATTTATGTGCGTCGTACTCAGCATTAGCTTTTTCTTGAGCTATTGCTAAGTTAGCTTGCGGATCATTTTCTCTACGCTTACTTCTAGCTTCTAAGCCTTCCTTTACGGCTTGAGCCCCAGCGTCTTCGGGTAGTTTCTTAATATCTACGTATGGGTGCTTCTTCTTGCTATATTTACTAATATCAGCTACTGCATCTTCTACATCTTCTTGAGCATGTTCTTCGTAGAGATCTTTAGTACGTCTACCAGACACTGGGCCGCTTTGTCCATAGTCTTCAGTGGCATCATCTATAGTAATATCATCTCTAGGAACAATATCCCCACGTTCTAAAGCCTTTTTGGCAATTTTACTGCTAGTAGGGTTCATGTTCTCGGAGTATGTTAGCGATCCCCAATGTTTTGCTGCATGCTGACGCGCTAGCGCCAATACCTCTAAAATACTACTTGGTGAGGCATTATGGCTACTTTGGATGTCCGCTAAAGTCGCTGGGGTATAGTTAAATAGCTTATATTGCCCGTGCTCATCGGGAGTTTTAGGTAAGTAGTCGTACCTAGGTGGGTACACGATAGCTTTTGCGCCTTCGGTTCTAAACTGCTTTCCAGCATTAGGATTATCATGAATGACAAACTGGGCTTCTCCAGCTAAACCACTATCCGTGCCTTTAGCACCGCTGTACTCTGCACTAAAGTAATTTTTAGTCATCTTGCTTGCCCCACCTAAACAGCTTTCTAGTTACCGTTGGGTTACCGAACAAGTCGGTATCATGCTTCGCGTCTTCTTGTATTTTAGTATATTCTGATAACGCAGCTTCTTGATCTGCAGCTAAGGTTTGCTGGCTAGTGTCTGGCTCTCGCATAGAGTGGGCTTCTCTAACTGCTTGTTCAACTTCTCCCCTAGATAACTGGACGCTAGTTACCGAGCTGTCTGTTATTCGGTTAGGACCTTTCTCCATAAGGCGGGCAGCATTTTTAATTTCAGTTTTAGCTTGGTAATCGCCGCTGTCTTTTAAATAATTAATATGCTTATCTAAAGCGTTCTGGTATGCGTCAAAAGAGTCGTACCCTTGGCTTTCTAACTCATCCCGATCGTTGTCTATCTCGTTGTCCGTTTCGATATCCACTTGTTTTTCGTAGTCTTCAATTGGAGTGCGTTCTCCCGTAAATTGACTGATAGGAGATTTAACATCCCCTCGCTTAACTGCCTGCTTGACAACTTTTAAACTAAGCGGGTTTAGGGAAATATCATGAACCAGCTCAGGTCCAGCTTGTTGTTTTGCCATAGCTAGTACTTGGGCAATGCTTTTAGGATTAGCGCCCATGGTAGAGCCCAATGCAGTCAATTGCGGCGGATAATAGTTAAATAACTTGTATTGCCCATGCTGGTCTGGAGCTGTAGGTAAAAGATGGTAATGTGCGTCAGTCATGCGGGCCCACGCACCTTGAATTTGACTAAACTGCTTGCTCATGGGTGACCCATTCTCCGAGGCTACAAAACGAGTGGAGTTTCCTGCGTATTCGCCCTGAGAGCTAGTAGAAGGGTACGTCTGACCAGTATCTTGTCCGTAGTCAACTCGTTGGGTTTCCTGGCGTTGTCTGTAGTAGACGTTCTCGTCACTCATTGCCTTCTCCTAAGTATTTGATTAGACCCCCGAAGTCAAGGGGTGTACCCGTTGCAGAATGAGGCACTCTCGAATCGACCGATTTTTGATGGGTATATACGTGTCCCTGGCTCATGTAGTCTTTCCAGGCGTTGCTTTCTTTTTCTGGCATGTGGTCAAACAGGGTGCCTTCGTCAGGTAGGGGCGCCATGGCCTCTTCAGGCTTCTCGGCAGCTATTCGGCGGGCTCGCTGGGATCTAATGTCAGCTACGTGTGCTAGTGCGTCTTCTTGGCTTACTTCGGTGGGCTCGTCACCCCAACTCTTGCCTGCGAAAGTAACTGGGTGAAGTTGGTCAGCCAAAGCTCTAGCTTCTTCATCGTAGTCTACTCTTCGTGCATTTAGGTTCCTGCGCTCGCTCTCTTGAACTTCAGGAGGGGCGCTCTTAAACCATTCCTTGTTCTGTATTCGCTGTTTTGCACGGTTTTCTAGATCTTCAATAGGTAAGTTACGGTTCTCTACTAAATAACCTCTTTTTAGAGCGGCTAAAGTTACTCTTGAGCTATCATCAGTCAAAGCCGAAGAATACGTAAGAGTTCCAGGACCATGTTTTGTAGCTTCTTTATGCATGAGGGCTAGTAACTGTTCAATTCCTCGATCAGTAGTACCTTGTGTGCTATAAAGTTGAGTTAATTTAGACGGAACGCCTTTAAACAATGTAGGATTGCCAGATTCATCTTTTGGGTAATCTGGCTCAGCTTCAGGATCATCGTATTTAGGATCTGCTGTTTTCCAATATCCAGGGAAAATTGTCGCAGCCGCAGTTTCTGGCTCTCCGCCTTCATCTGGGTACTCATCTACAGAGGCCATGGGGATGCCGTCTTTTGTTGTTTGGAAGAACTTACGGGTTGGCATTATCTACCTCTAATTTTAGAAACGGCGTTTACTAAGGAATCTTTAAAAGAACCAACACGACTTGCTGCAGGTACCGAAGATGCGGCAGCATCCCAAGACTTTTTATCTTTTTTACCTGCGTGATCCCATAAATTACCCTCGTGAGTTACAGGTTCCTGTGCAGGTTCTGGTAGTTCCTGCTGAGCTACTCTTCGAGCTCTTTCTGCTTTTACAGCATTTACTGCGTCTTGCCCAGCAGTATCGGGCAAATCTTCAGGCTGTTTCCACATAGGCTCGCTGTCGTAGCTGTACTCGTTACCTGCGTCATCTTCGTACCAATCAACCGTAACGCCACGATCCTTAAACACGTCATTGTAGTCAGACCTTGCAAGCCTGGACGATCCTAATCTCCGTCGATATTTACGATCATCGGCGTCTGCTTTGTTCTCATCATCCGATTCAAGGTATTTAGCTCTAGTTTTGGATCTGAAATCCGCCTCTTTTTGCAAAGCTCCACGTGTATGCGTAGGGTTCTCTTCCAAATACCCACTATCTAACGCATGGAGAACCATTGGGGAACTATGTTCAGACAAGCTATTTCCGTAAGATACTTTTCCTGAGCCATATTTTTTAGCATCTTGATGCGCTAAAGCTAGCAAATGCTGAACCGCTTTAGGCGTAAGGTCATCTGTACTGTAAAGATTATTTATGTATGAAGGATAAGCTTCAAATAGAGCGATGTTACCTTGCTCATCCCTAGGTTGGAGAATATTATCATCAGACCTTGCAGGGTTGTAAGTTTTCCACCCCCCTCTTCTCATACCTAAGATTCCTAATTCATCTGGAATATGAGATCGGTCACTAGCGTTTTCTTCAACCCCAAAGTACACGCTCTCGTTCTCATGAAAATTTGCGTGTTCTGGCTCAGTTCTTTTATAACTACGTGACGGGATCATTACTTACCTCTAACTCTGGACACGATACCACTTAACGAGTCTTTAAACGCGTCTACGCGGCTACGGGCAGGAAGACCCATAGGTTTATTCCACGAGTTTTGATCCTTACGACCAGCATGGTCCCACAGGTTACCTTCATCAGGTAGTGGGGCTTGCTCAGGCTCTGGCAGCTCTTGTTTAGAAACTCTTCTATTTCTAGCGGCTACAACGTTATTAACAGCTTCTTCTCCAGCGTTCTCTGGAAGATCTGTAACTCTGTTGACTCCCTCTGTGTAGGCGAGCATTCGACCCATGTTGTCTCTAGTCATTCGACCAAGTGAGCGCCGATGTGCACGGTTACCCTGCGCTTGCGCGTTTTGCCACTCTGCGCTTGAAGTCAAGTCAAATTCCCTAGAATCAGCCCTATCTTGGGCCTGACCTTCTAAAACTGCCCGTGGAAGCTCTGGATTTTCTGTCACATACCCTTTATCTAATGCACGAAGCACTAGTGGCGAGCTAAACTCAGAGAGCTCATCTGCATACGTAAGTTCGCCTGATCCATACTTTTTAGCCTCTTGGTGCGACAAAGCCAAAACTTGCTGTACTGCCTTAGGAGTAGCCTCTTCAGTACCGTATAAAGTAGATAAAACAGATGGGTTAGCACTAAATAGCTGCCGTTCGCCATCAACTTTTGGGTAATATCCAGTTTTAGGGTCGGCCACATTCCAGCCGCCTGGCTCTATGTGAGCGTACACACCCTCGTTACGACTTTGAACTCCAATATCTGGACGTGCATCTGCAAGACCCCTTGGATCGTCACCCTCTTCAACAGAAAGCATTACTTCACTAGGGGTGCCATACATCTCATCTATCGCTCTTCTCTTATAGCGACGCGTAGGATTCATTTACCTATTATGACTTAAAACGGCTCTTTTTGCTCTTTCAACTCTACGCAATACTCTACGTAAGCGTCACTGAGCATCGCTAGCAAGGCCTCGAACTTGCTCGGGTGTTTCTGCTCAAAGTGCTCTTTCCAGGCCACAGCGGTCCTGTACGGCCCCGCACAGCCCGCGTTGTAGTCTTGCCACATAGTTCTAGCTAGCAAGCCCACAGAGTCGTCACGGTCCTGCTGTTCAAAAGCCCATAATAAGAACATGAACACATGATACACCATGAAACGTCTTAAGTAAATACTTTAATCCATAAACCCGCTAATTCACACAAAAACGGCCCATTAACGTATTTAGGCTACTGTTATCGTATTTAACCCGTTGGCAGTGGGTAAGCCCTCGTGCGGCTCTGGCTGGCGGGTCACTTAAGGGCTACCCCGTTCAGCCCTGAGCGAACAGAGCGAATCTAACTTGACATTCGAGAGATAAAGTCCTAAGTTTAGAGAGTGAGAGTTAGTACGGACTCCACAACCGCGAGAGCGAGAGAGATAGGAGAGGAGGAGAGAAACATGGGATACATTACACTTGAAAATTATGTAGAGAAAGCACTAAGCAACGAATTGGCAGACCTGCTGAGTGGTAGCGACATCTCGTTTGACATTGTTGTGTCATTCGGTACACCGACACCACATAGCGCTTGCGTTTGCATCGAGGCAGCTGAGGATGACAAAGACATCTGGGTTATGCTTGCAGTCTACGATAACGAAGGCACTTTGGTTACCCGAACACGCAACACACAGATTGCAGTGATCGAGTTCATCAAAGCGTACAAAGTCTACGCGCTGAACGCGTAACACACTGTGGGGAGTGCGTACTCACTCCCCACTCCCTCGGGAGGGTTTTCCTATCTCTCCCCTCCTGAGGACACACAGAGCCTCCCAGCCTCACTTCCCCGAGGCTGGGCAGGCTGTGTTTGTGAGATCGGAAGA